GAGACAATCAAGGAGCTTAGGCATCAGTTCAAAGGAGCCATCTACATGGACACCAAGAAACGCGACTTGGCAGACTTCCCTGACATCTACATCAAGATCAACGAGAGGGAGATGTCTGAGTCCTACTCACTGCCTGATCCAGAACATCTGATTGTGACCCATGGCGCTAAGGGTTGTGAATACATGGACAACATGTACCGTGCCAAGCCTATTGAGGTAGTAGATGTCTGTGGGGCTGGAGACGTGTTCCTAGCCGCTATGGTGGTCAAGCACCTAGAGACTGGCGATATGAACATAGCCTTGCCGTTTGCCAACGAGAAGGCGGCAATATCTTGCCAAAGTTTGGGAGCTGTATGCGTATCTTAATTACAGGTTACAAAGGCTTTATTGGGCAGAACATGGTCAAAGCCTTGTCAGACCACGAGCTAGACCTGTGTGATTTGGGTGACGAGTATTCCCTCTACGGAATAGATCAAGTCATTCACCTTGGGGCGATCTCTGATACCCGTTGTGATGATTGGTCAGCTCTACGCAAGCAAAACGTGGGTTATTCCATTACTTTGATGGAGCGGTGTCAGAAGTACAGCATACCTCTTCAGATAGCCTCATCTGCATCGGTCTATGGCCCCCACAACACGACGTTCAAGGAAACTGACCTCGTAGCACCAGCCAACCTTTACGCCAAGTCTAAGGCGTTTGTAGAGGGCTACTTTCACGACATGCGCCCAGAGTCCCCTGTTCAGATCTTTCGCTACTTCAACGTGTACGGCGACCACGAGGATCACAAGGGTGATCAGGCTTCACCGTTCCACAAGTTTCGAGAGCAGGCTAAGACTGGTGTGATCAAGATATTTGAGGGTAGCGATGAGTTTAAGAGGGACTTTATCCATGTGGATGAGGTGATCAGCATCCACAAGAAGTTCTTCAATGTGACAAAATCTGGTATTTGGAACGTGGGTACTGGAAAAGCAATATCATTCGCAGAGGTTGCCCACTTGGCAAGTATTGAAATACCAGCGAAAATAGAAACAATTCCGATGCCCGAAGACCTAAAGTCTGGGTATCAAAAGTTTACCCAAGCCGATTTAACCAAGATCAAGGCAACCCTGAAAAATGAGCGATGAAATTGATAAGAGGTTAGCTGTGCATGAAGCTGTCTGCTTAGAACGATACAACAGCATAGATCGTTCTTTGCGGGATGGGGACAAGCGTATGACGAAGATTGAGTACTTGTTATATGCGGTGATGATCTGCGTGCTGTTTGGCCCCGGCGTCGCAAGCGAGTTTGTTAAAAAGCTTTTGGGGTTGTGACATGCGAGACTGGGCTGAAGCATTGATTGCGGCGGCTCTCATAATTGCCTTTGTCACCTTTGGCACGTACATGATTGCATGGAGTTGGAGTTTATATGGTTGACCTTACCAAAGCCATTGGAGCCGTTGCCGCTAGTGTTGCCGCATTAGGTGGCAGTTACACGCTTGCCGATAAGTTTGGCTTTTTTGACCGAGCCATCATTGAATGGACTCCAGAGCATTTTAAAATTGTGGCCGAGGCGGGTAAGCCCATTAATGTGACGGTTGCTCGGATCAAAAAGCGGGACGACTGTTCTGTTGAAAGTTTTACGCCAAGCATCCGTGATGCGGCAGGTATGGTGCATGAAGCAACCACTACTGCAAGCAAGTTCAGCGGCCCAGCGGGGCCAGAAATTGACACGTTCACATACCAACTCACGATGGTAAGAAAAGAAAAGATTGCCCCCGGCAAAGCCACCTTGCTTGCGACCATCAAATACAAATGCCCTGAAGGTGAGCGTGTTGTGCAGTATCCCCGCCATCCCAACCTTAGTTTTGACTTGAAGGGGTAAAGAAATGGCGCAGTTTGAACCTGCTTTTGAACAGATGATGCAAGACGAGGGCGGCTACGTCCTCCACGAAGTACCCGGCGACACCGGGGGTATGACCTATGCTGGCATAGCACGTAATAAAAACCCTCAGTGGCCCGGCTGGGCGCTTGTGGATAAGAAGGAGTTTGGTGGCTCCCTAACGCCTATGGTGCGTGAGTTCTACCGTGTTGAGTTCTGGGACAAGATGCGCGGCAACGAGATTAGCAACCAAGACGTAGCAAACACCATCTTTAATTTTGGGGTAAACGCTGGAATGGGCATGGCTGTAAAGCTGGCTCAGCTCGTGGTGGGAGCTACTCCTGACGGCGGTATTGGGGCCAAAACCGTAGAAAAACTCAACCAGATCACTGACGGTCAGCGTTTTAAAGAGTCCTACGCTTTGGCAAAAATTGCCCGTTATGTTGAGATTTGCAATAAGAACCCTGTGCAGGTTAAGTTCCTAAAGGGTTGGCTGAACCGCACATTGAAGGGTTTGAAATGAGCTTAATAGGCGTTGGATCAATCATTGAAGCCGTGGGTAAGGTTGCAGGCGACCTCATTACCACTGACAAAGAAAAGATGGAAATGGAGATTGAGCAACGTAAGCTCGATCTTGAAGAAAAGCGCATTGACCAAGCTACAGACCTAGCCCAGATTGAGGTCAACAAAATCGAAGCGGCGTCCTCTAGCGTGTTTGTCAGCGGCTGGAGACCTGCCATCGGCTGGATCGGTGTAGCGGCTATGGGCTACCAGTTTTTGGCTTACCCACTGTTTCAATGGGCTTGGAAGTACTTGCAGGCTATGGGTTGGGTTCCTGTTGGCATGGATCCCCCTCCCGTACTTGATGCTGACCAGCTTTGGGTCATCCTATCAGGAATCTTGGGAATCGCTGGTATGCGCTCTTTTGAGAAGACTAAGGGTGTGGCAAGCAAGTAACCTTGTCACAAGTTAAAAGGCATACTAAAATGTCCCAACGAATCTACGAGGTGAACGCATGACGACCGCAAGTGTTATGACCTATGACAGTTTGGTCGAGAACATCCAATCCTATTTGGAGCGTAACGACACCTCCACGCTGGACAAGATCCCTCTGTTTATCATGTTGGCTGAGCAGGTCATTGCCGCCGAGATCAAGTTCTTGGGCAACTTAACCGTCAATACCAGCACCATGACCATTGGGGAAGCAACGATTGATAAGCCAGCTCGTTGGCATAAGACGGTGTCTATGAACGTCACAGTAGCTGGGGAGCGCCAGCCAGTCTTGCTACGTAAGTACGAATACTTACGCGAGTACTGGCCTAACCCCACCTCCACGGAAGTACCCAAGTACTACTGCGACTACGACTACACCCATTGGTTGGTTGCTCCTACCCCCGCGGCGGCTTATAACTTTGAGGTCTTGTACTACGAGCGTGTCCAGCCTTTGGATAGCTCAAATCAGACCAATTGGTTTACCATCTACGCGCCACAGGCTTTGCTGTACGGATCGCTCCTACAAGCTATGCCGTTCCTCAAGAACGATGATCGCGTACCTCTGTGGCAGGCTCAGTACCAAGCGATCATGCAGACCTTGATGACTGAGGACAAGTTGCGTATTGCAGATCGTCAAGCGATTGCCGCTGACAGTTAAGGACTAACATGAGCTACAACTCACCATTCACAGGTAACGTCATTCAACCGACGGACGTCTCTTATCGTGCTGTTACGCTGAGTGCTAACACCCAGTTACAGTGGCCTATCAACGGGAACGCCACTGACGACTACGCCGCTCGTATCATGCAGGTTACAGCTACAACTGCTGGTCTAAGTCTGTACATGCCCCCTGCTAACCAAAGCTCTGTGGGTAATGACGCGCTGATCCGTAATGTTGGCGCTAATACTTTTACTGTCAAAGACTTTGCTGGCACAAACACGATCATCTCTGTTGCCGCAGGCGAGTCCAAGTATGTGTACATCACAGCTAATCCAACAACAACGGGAACATGGGGAACCATTGCCTTTGGTACTGGTACATCCTCTGCTGATGCCGCTACCTTGGCTGGTTACGGATTGGTTGCAAGTGGCACAACATTGAACCAAAGTCACCCAGCTCAGGCTGTTGTTACTGGTGGAACCTTTGCCACTACGGATCGCGCCCAAGCATTGGTTTGGACTGGCGGAGCGGGTACTTACACACTGCCAGCAGTTGCTACTTTGGGCAATAATTGGTTTACCCTGTTTAAGAACAGCGGAACTGGCTCGATGGTTATCTCAGCGTCTGACAACATTGATGGAGCTTCCACAAAGACATTTGCGCCTACAGAGTCAGCATTTATTGTATGTACAGGAACTACTTACGTCACTGTCGGATACGGCGTTAGTGCGCAGTTTGTCTATACGTCGCTAGTTAAAGCGGTTGTTTCTGGCTCTTACACCTTAAGTGCCAGTGAGGCGTCTAACACCATTCAGACCTACACGGGAGTGCTCACAGGCAACGTCACGGTGGTTTATCCGCCTGTGGTGAACTTGTACGTGATCAAGAACTCTGTGACAGCAGGCGGTTTTACGCTCACTGTAGGGACTGGATCTGGCACGTCTGTAACCATTCCTTCTGGTCAACAAGTGACTTTGGCGTGTGATGGGACTAACTTCTTCAACGCCAACACGTCTCAAGCTGGTGCGGTTACGACCCTAAGCTTGGCTGATGGCTCGGTTGGTGCGCCCTCTTTGAATTTTGGATCAGAGGCAAATACGGGTGTTTATCGTGCTGGCGCTGGTCAATTCAACACAGCAATCTTGGGCACTTTGAGGTCTACGTTGTCGGCAACAGGTTTGACGGTTGCTGGGTCTGTAGCAGGAACAACTGGAACCTTCACCACAGGTATTACTGGGGGCTCGTTCTAATGACCAAGAAGGTGTTCGCGCTTGACACGAAGCCGGGCGTCCAACGGGACGGCACACTCTTTGATGCGGACAGTTATGCCGACGGTCGTTGGGTAAGGTTTCAGCGCGGTCGCCCTCGCAAGATGGGTGGGTATAGACAGATTACTGGTGGGATCTCAGGCCCCTCCCGCGGGATCTACGTCAACCCACAGCAGAGCTTTAACAACGTGTTCAATGGGCACTCACAAGGCTTACAGGTTATACCGATTGACAACAACGGGGTTGGCTCTGGCATTACGGACATGACCCTGAGCAACTTCACCGCATCTGACAATAACCTTTGGCAGTTTGATACGTTCTATGACGTGAGCGGATCTGGGGATAACCTGCTGTTGGCGCACCCCGGTCAATCCCTCACCCTCATCGACAACAACATCAACACCCCCGTTTTGGGTGGCAACATCACTGGCACTTCTATGTCAGCCATTGGTGTGTTTTCTTTGTCGGTGTTCTTGAACTCCACGACGACCATGTACCTGTCAACCCAAAGTCTTCAGATTGGTGCTGGTCAATCCATCTCTGGAACTGGCATTCCCTCTGGCGCTACAGTTGTCTCGACCAACCTTTCCGTTCCCGTTCTAAACGCCGTAGCCGTGACTGGTATTGCTGGTCAGTGTTCCTGCACCTCTACGACGGGTTTGTACATTGGTCAGACGGTTGCGGTGTCTGGAACTTTGACTGGAACCGCCACAGGCATCACCTCTGGCGTGACGTACTTCATCATTGCCACCAACTACGCAACGACGTTTACCTTGTCGGCATCTTCTGGTGGTGCGGCAATTGTCACGACTGCTGGCACAACGGATGGTTTGGTTTTTACCCTTGGTCAGATTCAAAACGTGGTAATTTCTGCCGCCGCAACAACGTCTGGTGCTTCTACAATCACTTTTGACAACAATGTTTCCGTATCTGGTGGTGTGGTCACCCTTCACCCTTACGTGTTTGTTTATGGCAACGACGGACTGATAAAGAACTGCTCAGCAGGCAACCTAAACGATTGGGTTTCAGCAGACGCAAATGAGGTCTCTGTAGCCACAGGAAAGATTGTCCAAGGGCTACCCGTCAGGGGCGGCTCAAACGCGCCTTCTGGGCTGTTTTGGAGCCTTGATAGCCTTATCCGCGTGTCATTCATCGGTGGTGCTGGTACACCCCCACAGTTTTGGCGCTATGACTTGATCTCTTCTCAGTCGTCTATTCTGTCTTCTCAGTCTGTGATTGAGTACGACGGTATCTACTATTGGTGTGGTGTTGATAGGTTCTTGCTTTACAACGGTGTTGTGAAAGAGATCCCCAACACTTTTAACCAGAACTACTTTTTTGACAACCTAAACTATGCCCAGCGCGAAAAGATTTGGGTGTCTAAAGTTCCTCGTTTTGGTGAGATTTGGTGGTTCTATCCACGAGGCAACGCCACAGAGTGTACAGACGCAATTGTCTTTAACGTGCGTGAGAATGTTTGGTATGACGCAGGTCAGGCTTTAGGGTCTAGGCGCTCTGCTGGTTACTTCTCTCAGGTCTTTCACTACCCAACTTGGGCGGCATGGGAGACCAATGAAGTTGGTGGTGTGAACGCAATTACGATAACTGCTGGCGGTACGCTGTACACCAACGGAACCTACACCAACCAAGCTCTGACAGGCGGAAGCGGTTCAGGGGCAACAGCTAATATTGTTGTGGCTGGAGGTATCGTTACCTCTGTGACGATCTTTGCCAAAGGCAAGAACTACGTTGTTGGTAATACGCTATCTGCTTCGCTCCCAGTGGGGTCTGGTTTGATTATCACGATCAATCAGGTGGTTAACTTTGTGTCGCTGTGGCAACACGAGATTGGTACTGACGCGGTTCAGGATACGTCAGTCCTTGCAATTGAGTCTTACTTTGAGACGAATGACTTGGGTCTGGTGTCTGGAGGGCCTTCCCAGCCGTCCCCAGTCGGTGAGAACAAGTGGCTACGCTTAGAGCGTATTGAGCCTGACTTTATTCAAGAAGGCGACATGGAAGTCTACGTGACGGGACGATCATTTGCTCAGTCTGAGGATGTTACGTCTGCCGCGTACACATTCACGCCTTCAACGGGTAAGGTTGACATGCGTGAACAGCGACGTGAGCTGAGATTGAAGTTTGTCTCTAACGTGGCTGGCGGTGACTACCAAGTTGGTAAGATCCTCTTAGACGCAGACTTGGGTGATGTGAGACCATAATGGCAAACATCCTTAACGTCTCACAGGTCTACGACCCCCGCTACCATACTTTTGAGTCGTGGGCGTCACTTATGTGTGAGCTGTATGCGGCACAACAATTGGCTATTCCAGACGCAAACACAAACTGGCAAGATTGGGCGTCTGGTCTCAAGGCTATTGATGTGTTTGCCAATGAAGGGATACCCGGCCCCTTTATCTACGATGACTGGCATGAATGGGCTGAAGCCCTTGTCAACGCCGTTAACCCAACAGTGAACTGATATGGCATTAACAGGTTCATTCAGAACAGGTCTTGAAGACACTGATGACTTCGGTGTTGGCAGTACTGACACAACTGCTACCCAAGGCGCGTTGTCACAAGCCTCAACAAACACTGGTGCGCTTCAAACCGCAACAAGTACACCACCTACTGTTGACCAACAAATAGTTGATTGGCTTAAAGCAAACCCAACGGCAGATGATTCCGCCATTGGCTCCGCGATGAATCAGTTTGGTTGGAATCCTGCGGATATTTCACGCGCTACTGGAACCAACCTTGCTGATGTTAATTCACGGTATTTTGGTAATCTAGAAAATCAGTACGGAAAACTTGGTGCTTTAACTGGGACAACCACAACTACTGAGCAAGGCGATCAAACCAACTACAACTCAACCGATTTAGGTGGTGGATGGATGGCTTGGGAAAAGCCAAGAGATATTATTGGATACGAAGGACAGGGTCAAGACGCAACACCGATCTTAGGTGAGGCGAGCCTTGGTGGTTTTGCAAAACGCAATCCAAGCGGTAAGGCTACAGATTTTTACGACAAGAGTGGTACTTTTTTATTCACTCAAAAAGATGTACCTCTGTCTAAGCAGGTATTGTCTGACCTCTCGCCGTTGATTTCATTTGCTACCGCTGGCTTGGCTGGCCCCGCTGGGCTTAACCTTGGATCTACTTTAGGCTCGTCTATCTCTGGCGCACTTGACCTTGGGTTGAGTAACGCCGCCTCTAGCGCCTTGGGATCTGGCGTGCTTGGTGGAACTTTATCTGGATTGACTGGTGGCAACCCTGTACTCGGTGCATTGTCTGCCGCGGCAGGAGCCTCTGGTAATCTTCCAATTGGAGATACTGGTCTTACCCTTGGAAACATCAACACAGGCGCAAAGCTTTTAAGCGCCAATGATGCCGCGTCTGTTTTTAATATTTTATCTTCTGACAAAAATATTTCAGGTCTTACTGGTAATTTAGTAGGCGCTGATACAGCCGCTACGATCAATCAAGGCTTAACAATTTCAAGCATAGTAAGCAATTTGGAAGCTGGAAATAATGGTGCGGCGTTAAGTAGCCTTGCAAGCTTGGCTGGCAGTTCAGACCTAAAAATTGCTGGAGCCGCAACGTCTCTCATTGAAGCAGTTAATTCTAACAACCCTACTAATGTTGGTAATGCACTTGCTAGTCTTGCCAACGCTACCAAAGCTCCAAAAGCTACAGCACCAACAACCACCACAACAAGTGGTTTAGATGCATTGACCACAAGCGCGGGTGGTACAAGCACTACAACTGCTGGGTTGACAG